TTCGATACACCGACGACGTCATCGCCACACTGCAGAGCGGCAACCCGCTATGGTACATCGCCAATGCGTTGAACATCGACGTCAAGGATGTGCAATTCCACTACGGCGAAGTATTCGACCTCAATCACAACGGGCGCGTGTTGCCACTCCGCTACGCTCCAGAGCCTGCGCACGTGCAAACCCGCACCGGTGGTCCGAAGCGTGCGTACAAGGCCACACAGATTTACCCACGCGATCCGCAGTACTGGGAAGAGCGCACCGCTACCGAGATAGCCAGCGAACTCGGGCAGAGTCTGCAAGCGGTCAAGAACTTTGCATACCGCTGGGGATTCAAAACGAAACGCGCCATCATGGGCATACGCTCGTGCACCGACTGGCCAACGAACCCAGCGTGGTACTCCATGCGCACCGTCGAGGAGGCAGCGGTTGAACTTGGTCTAGCCAAATCAACGGTGCATCACCATGTACGCAAACACAAATTCAAACTGCGTCGGCCTGACCGTTACATCGATTGGCCAAGTGAGCGCGAATGGTTCGAAGCGCGCACCACGGTGCAAATCGCGACTCTATTCAACACATCTGTGTACGCGGTGCAGCAGCATTGCAAAAAACGGAAAATCAAGACGATGCCGCATCGAGTCCGCACCGACTGGCCAACAGATGCGTCGTGGTACGCAGAGCGGACGCGCAAAGAGATAGCCAAACAACTCAACCTCGGATACACAACCGTTTCTCAGCATATTTGGCGATTCGCCATCAAATGCAAGAAAGACCCGAAGTCGGTTCGATGACCACTTGACACGGTATAATATATGTACTAATATACGGACACACCGACGGCGGCACAGATGACCGGCGTGGTAAACGAAAGGCAAAGACCATGATGAAGCACATGACCCCAGCCGAGGCCGCCGAGATGCGCACCACGATTGTGCAGCGCTCCGACTCGTTCGTCGAGTTCGCACTGCAGGTCGCACGCAAGACCGGCGACACGCTCGCAGTGGAACTCTTCGAGGCCGAGCAGAGCCGTCGCATCACGTTGCAAATCCTCGCCATGGTGCAACCGCTGGACGCCATCCCAACTATGAAGGACTAACCATGCCAATCCCAGTGACGAGCGCCACCAACCCGGGGCGCTCATGGTACCGACTGAGCATTCACTTTGATGCCGAAGCCATGGAAGCACTCGTCAAACTCACCGAGCGACTGACAGAATCCTACGGCACCAAAGTGAGCCTCAGCCAAGCAATCCGCACCGCAGTAATCGACACCGAGCGCGAAACGCGCACCAATGATGAGGAGAACTTCCAATGAGTGATTTTGAACGCGACTTACAGGATTTGGGATACACGCCGGAACGCGAAGAGACTGGCGACGGCATCCCACGGATTAGTTGGCTGTCCACCACGAAGACCAAAGGCGTCGTTGGCAAGTTCTACGCACGCGAGACGGCATTGCCTTCGTTGCTCGCACCGTGGACGCACGACGAACTCTTCGACGACGAAGCCGGCTACACTGCAACCGACCTGCGCATCATCGTTCTGCGCACGCGCACCCAAGCGTACAGCGAAGAGACCAACAACGGCATCCGCACCAAGACATGGCACGCACACTGGAAAGCCAACGCAGGCATGCGTCTCTACACCGAGATACTTTGCTTCATCGAAGGATACGACGACGTCGTGGTTTGGCCGGTGAAGGGCTTGGTAGGTCGTGGCGTGACCGCTGCACGCGGTGAGTCCATCTTCAGCGCCATGCGCGAGGTGGAGAAAGAAGCACGCAAGACGGCAAATCGTGACATACCTTCGTTCATGTTTTGGACACCCATCACACAGCCCAAGGATAAGAAGGGCCGCGTCGTCACCATCGACACGGGCTACGGCTCCAACGTCGTCATCCCGCAGGTCGGCTTCGACGTCAGCGCGATCAACCGCGAACTCTGCGCATCGCTGTACGTTGGCAAGGAGCGCATGGCTCACGCCGCTGAGGCCTTCGCCGAGTACAAAGATTGGTCCAAGGAGATGCGGACCAACGACGAGGCCGAAGCACCTGCACCAACAGAGCCGACGCGCAACGTCCCCAGCGCGGTCGAAGAGGACGACGTTAAGCCGTTCTGAGAAGAGACGACGAACGCCCCGTCGATAACACGGCGGGGTGTTTTTTATGGAGGTTATATGCGATTTAGTTCGGTATGCAGTGGAATAGAAGCCGCGTCGGTTGCGTGGAATCCGCTCGGATGGCATGCAGCGTGGTTCAGTGAAATAGAACCATATCCATGCTCAGCACTGGCACATCACTACCCAGATGTTGCGAATCTTGGCGATATGACGACAATCGGAGCAAAGATTGCACAACGAGACATCGAAGCACCTGACGTCTTCTGCGGTGGGACACCATGTCAGGCATTCAGTATTGCAGGAGTTCGCAAGTCACTTGATGACGCACGTGGTAATCTTTCTTTAGAGTTCTGTAGGATAGCAAATGCAATTGACGATATTCGACAATCAGATGGACAACAACCCTGCATCGTCTTCTGGGAGAACGTCCCCGGGGTTCTCAGCACGAGTGACAATGCCTTCGGTTGTTTTCTTTCAGAGCTCAGCGGAGCTTCAGCTGAGCTTAAACCGACGGACGGTCGATGGTCAAACGCTGGTCTTATCGTTGGACCACGGCGCACAGTTGCATGGCGAATTCTTGACGCTCAATACTTCGGACTGGCCCAACGACGCAAACGTGTGTTTGTTGTCGCAAGTGCTCGAGACGACATCGATGTTGGACAAGTATTATTTGAGTTCAACGGCAATCAAAGGCTTACTGCACCGAGCCGAAAAGAACGAGACGGCGATACCGGAAATAGTTCGTTCTGCATTGCAGGCAATAGCATTGGACGACAACCACAACATGGACCAAGACACGGTCATGATTACAACGAAGAAATTACGTTTACACTGACCGCATCGGACAGACATGCAGTAGCTATAAAAGTACGCGGCAAAGGTCATTACACCGGCGAGCATGGCGGTCGAGTAGTCAACCCTGAAGCGTCAGGCGGTCACGGTATGATTGCGTCAACAGAGAAGACGTTTACTATTGCTTCAACACAAGATCAATACATAGTGACTCACATTGTCTTAGATTCATCATCACCGAAGTTTACCGAAGAGCTTGCTGCGCCGGTCTTGGCTTCTAACGCCGATGTCGTCACCTATCAATCAGTAGTGCGTCGACTCACACCAAGAGAATGCGAGAGACTGCAAGGATTCCCCGACGACTATACATTGGTTCCGCATCGTGGCTCGTTGGCATCCGATGCGCCACGCTATAAAGCACTTGGCAATTCTTGGCCGGTTCCCGTTGTTCGCTGGATTGGCGAACGTATACAAAATAGTCTTATTCTTTCAAACGCTTGCAAGTGACACGTCGACACCCCATCGTTCACGCGGTGGGGTGTTTTGTTTTGTTGTCATACTATGCTACAATGTAAATCCATCCAAGAAAGGAACAACAATGCCACGACGCAAAGACAAAGAGCCATCAACCATGATTAGCACCGGTATGCGATGCTCTCCGGAGTTGCTCGATGCGCTCAGCACCTACGCAGACACGAAGGGCATGTCGCGCAATGCCTTGATTGTGCAAATCTTGACCAAGGCAACCAAGGCGAAGACGACCAAGAGCCGGGAGGAAGAGCGATGAATGATTTATACGTACGTCACGGAGATTCTGAGGAAATATATCATCACAAAAACGATATGTGCATGGATATTTGGAATAATGGTGTTCCTGATTTTTATCGAAAATTTGAACACCCGTGGCAAGAGTATTTTCGTCAAAGCACATTTGCAAAGCGAAAAGAAGTTCGCGAGCAGTATTACAAATCTGGTCAGTGGATTTGTCAAAGAAATATATTGCTCTGGGACAACAATTTTGTATGCAGAGGATGCAATAGTATTGCCAATCAAGCGCACCATCAAGGTTGGTCAAAAAAATGGCAAAACTATGAACATCTTGGCAATACAGAAACAGAGGAAAAAAGTCTTGTTCCAATTTGCCAAAATTGCCACGAGATAGTGACGCGTGTTCAAAGCAAAAAACCACGACCGAGAACACGTTAAGTCACTAATTAAGATACAATCACAATCCCCGTACTTACAGAGTGGATTACAACTATGAACATTGCTGACTTAAAGACTCATCCGAGATGGGTATGCTACACATCCGGAAAGGTGCCCATCGACGCCAAGAGCGGACGCAATGCGTCTAGCACTGACCCGTCAACGTGGACGACCTACGCAGAGGCTGCACGGTTCGTTGGCAAGCAAAGCACCGTCGGCGTTGGCTTTGTGCTGACTGGTGACGGTATCGTTGGCATTGATCTCGATGCGTGCTTCAGAGCAAACCCCGATGGCTCGGTCACTGGTACATCACTTGCCAGACAGGCACTCGGATTGACCAAGTCATACTCTGAAATATCACCAAGCGGCAAGGGCCTGCACATCATCGGCACCGCATCTATTCCCGAAGGTGCACGGCTCAAAGGACGCACCGCAGGCGGCGACAAAGTCGAAATCTACGAAACCGCACGGTACTTCACATTCACAGAGTCAATCACCGACGCGGCCACCGAAGAACTACAAGACATTCAGCACGTTGTCGATTGGCTCGTTGAACAAATGGAACAAGCCCAGTCCGCAACAAAGTTGCCAGACACCGCACCGATGGACGAGAAATACCCAACGGCTTGGGTGCGATCAATTATTGAGCGACGTATCAAATCCGGAGTCAAGATGGTTGCCGATGCGCTCGAGGGCGACCGTCACGAAACAAGAATCAAAGCCGGGCGACTCATCGGCGGATACCTCGCCGGGGCTGCGGAAGTTGGATACACGGACTACAGCGACGAGGATGTTGTCGAAGCACTCTACAACGCACAGAAGCCACGCAACGGCTCGCAACACACCGAGCGCAAGGCTATTGCCGACGGCGTGGCGTACGGTCGTAAATCAGCGATAACCATACCGCAACCCAAAGAACGCATTGCGCCACCGGTCAAATCATCGCCAACACTCCCCACAGGAGCCACGCAGAGCGACGAAGTCGCCACGAATGACACTTCATACCACCACACCGACGTCGGCAACGGAAAAAGACTCGTTGAAGCAACACGCGACAAACTGCGATACGTGCCCGAGTGGAAGCAATGGTTAGTGTGGAACGGCAAACGCTGGGAACACACCGACGTTCATGCGGTCAAGCGCTTGGCGCACGCCGTCGTCTATGACATGTACCGCGAAGCCGTTGACACCGGCGTCGTCAATAGCGAACTGGCCAAGTGGGCACTAAAGAGCGAAGCCACTTCACGCATCGAAGGCATGATTTCAGAAGCGCAGCCGTATCTCATCGCCAAGCCTTCAGACTTTGACGCTTCACCGTGGTTGTTCAACGTCGCCAACGGGGTCATCGACCTGCGCACCGCTGAAATGAGCAAACACGATCCGGCGCTCATGCTCACCAAGATTGTCGATGTGGAGTATACCGACAAATCGACGTCGGCACCGTGGGCTCAGTTTCTGCGCACCATCTTTCACAACGACGACGAACTCATCGACTACATACAGAAGGCCGTCGGCTATACGATGACCGGCTCGACAGATGAGCATTGTCTCTTCTTCTGTTACGGCAACGGTGCCAACGGCAAATCAACATTCATGAAGGCGCTCAGTATCATCTCCGGCGACTACGGCACCACGTCCAGCGTCGAAGCGCTCTTAGACCATCGTCAGGATGGCGAGGGCGCCACGCCGATGATTGCCGGGCTCGTTGGCAAACGCTTTGCCATGGCTTCGGAAATGCCCGAGGGCCGTAAGTTGAACGAGTCACGCGTCAAGGACATCACCGGCGGCGACGCAATCACTGCGCGCACACTCTACGGCAAACCCTTTGTATTTACGCCATCGCATACGCTTTGGATTACCGGCAATCATAAGCCACGCATTACCGGGCTCGACCTTGGCATCTGGCGACGGCTTCGCATCCTACCGTTCACCGCAACGATTGCCGAAGAGCACCGCAAAGACCCACGCGACATCGAAGCCATGTTCCGACAAGAAGCCGAAGCGATCCTGTCATGGATGATACTCGGTGCGTACCTGTGGTATCAAAATGGTCTCGGCACCTGCACGGCCGTCGAGCAGGCCACTACCGAGTACCGCGGCGAAGAAGACATCGTTGCACGCTTCTTGCAACAACGGTGCGTCCTTAGCCCCACGGCGCAGATTGGCAAGGGCCGTTTGTACGATCTATGGAAAGAATGGGCCGAAGACGAAGGCGAACGCGGCGCGGCCTTTAAGTCGCTTCGCTGGCTCGTTCAGCAAATCATGAGCCGCTACGGCGAGAGCGGTGCAGTCAACTACAATCGTTCCACGGTTTTCGGCGTCGGCATGCTCGATGAGTTCCGAGATGAGCCCATCGAAGCACGGCCAACGCGTGCGCAGGTTCGACGCGGTGAAGTGTAATTGCATGCAATAAGTCAATAAGTAGGGGTCATTTTGGAGTCTTTTTTCTAAATACTCTCATGAGAATACTTTTCCAAAAGATACCCTACTTATTGACTTATTGCAGTTACTGAAACGGAGTGAGAACAAATGACCGAAGACCTATTCAACGATACGAAGCGACCTGCGCCCGTCTTAAAAAAATCGCAGCCCCTCCGATGCCTTTGTTGTGCCTTCGCAATGGATACCGCGACGCCGTATCCCCAGTTGTGCACCAAGTGCCGCGTCGACATGCACACATCGCTCATCATCATCGCGACGGACTGCGAAGAACTCGAAACGAAGTGGCGCACGGCCCTGCGTGGTGCGTCCGACGAACATCAAGAGCGCTTCGTTGCGTTCCTCGAGGCGGCGGGGTCTGCCTACGGTCCCGCTGCGCATCCAACGCGACAGCGAAGCATCGCAGAGTTCCAACGCAGAGCCGCGGCGACCGTGGCCAAGGGTGGCGAGTTTGCGCGCTTGGTGACCGCGTGGCGCGCTTGGCATACGCGATGTGCTGACCGCGACATCATGCAAATCATGATGGTATTCAGAGCGGAGGCGACGGAATGACCAACTGGTACCATCGCCAACAACACCGCGACGCGAATCACAAGGCCATCGTGGCGGCGCTGACCTACCACGGCGCCATCGTTGCGGACATGGGCAACGCCGGCGGAGGTGTCCCCGATCTGCTGTGCGGTTTTCGCGGTGTGCTATTCTTGGTTGAGGTCAAAACCGCAACTGGCGCACTCAGCGCCAAGCAACGGGAATTCTTCGACGCTTGGACAGAGTACCCCGCACTCGTTCTTCGTTCCCCAGACGATGTCTTCGATGTGATGGAGGTTCTACGCAATGCGTACGCAATGGACGAGATTGATTGGGCGGCACTCATACCGCGTGGACGTCGGCGAAAGCGGGCGATGGATGCTGGTGCGGGAGCGGGCCGACGAGCAGGACGACGAAGTGGTGTGTCGAGGTCGGGAGATGATGGCGACGACTGACGAAATCTTGGCGGCGATTGTCGACGAGTTGCACTGTTTAGCGGAGGAAATACAATGTTCGAATTCATCGCAGGATGCGTAGTTGGTTTCGTGGCTTCGGTGATCGCAATGACGGTCGGCATGGTGTTGGAGCGCAAACGATGGGAACCATAGTG